TATATACTTATTATAACAACAATAGCACGGTTTGTCAAGCTTTTTCTGAAATTATTTTAGGTATTATCACCGTCACGGTATTCTATCTTGGACTTATCAAAGACCTCACGTTTACCTTCCTTACGAAATCGTTTGTTATATCCACGTTTGATTGACTTAACAACACCACTGTTTGTTAGGTACACGTAATATTTACGTGCCTTGGTGAGTGCATCATACTCTGCACCACCCTTTAAAGGAATACGTTCTTTCTTCATGACTATCTGCCTTCATGGTCGTGTACGTGTAATTGAATGATTGCATAGTGCAACACTTTCAGAATGTCTTTGCGATTGTAACCATCTTTGTTACCATATCGTTGTGCATATTTCATTATGTTTCCGATACAGAACCCCTCACCATGTCCAGAATCTATAATAAACTCTGTAGATTGGTATTTGTTAAGAGAGTAATGTTGGTCATAAGTCTTATCGATATAAGAGGCAAGTTCCTTTAGAGAACTGTCCTCGTTATATTTGTAGTCGATTGTAGTCTTTTTACCAAACATATTAATCATTATACTCTGAAGTCTCTGATTCGTCAATGGGGTTTTCCTCAGTTAGAGAAACACCCTCATCAATTTTAGTGTAGAGGTCAAGAATAGACATTCTAGTCTCTTCATCAAACCTTGAAATACACATTTCAATAGACTTCATTCTATCACCAAACATTCTGAATGCATTGACAATGTGAACAAGTCTTCTTGTTGTGATAACATCATCGATAGCACCCTCGTAGAAAGTTTTTCTGATAATGTCTGCCCAATCTACCAACTTGGTAGTGAACTCTGAATCAACTGCACCAGTTAGTTCCATTTCTTTTTCGAGAATTTTCTTCTCAACTGACACTGGTGGATATTCTTGTTGCATAGTGATTGCAAATCTTTCTAACATTGCCTCATTCATGATTTGAGTTCCGATGAACTTGCCATCTTCTGAACCTTGACCTTTAGTATTTGCAGTTGCAAGAACTGTGAAACCTGGTGCAGGTGTTACCCACTCACCAGTTTTCTTGATTAGGTAACCTTTACCTTCAAGAACTGATTGTAGACACATCAACTTGTTTGAACCAAGGTCAACTTCATCTAATAGAAGAACTGAACCTTTTCTCATTGCTTTGATAACCGGACCTTCTCTGAAGGAAATGTTGCCATTAACAAGTGTGTGACCACCCATTAAATCATCTTCATCAGTTTCAATGGTCACATTGACTCTGAAAAGTTCCCTCTTTAAAGAGGCACATACTTGTTCAATCATTAATGTTTTACCATTACCTGAAAGACCAGTCACAAATACTGGAAAGAATATTCCAGATTTGATTATGTTTTTGACATCTTTAAAATGTCCGAAAGGGACATAATTAGTCATTTTCTCTGGAACAATTTTGACATTGTCTTCGAGTATATTAACCGTCTCTGATTGAGCTGCAACAGGCATGTTGCTAACTGGCATAGATGCCATTGGCATGACAGGTTGTGGTTTCACTGGCATTGGAATGACATTGGTCATTAATGCAGATAAATCAAATACCGATGCATCAGAATTTCTGAATGGGTATTTGGTTGATTTGACCCAATATGGGACAGCACCAACATTCTCTAAATCTTCTTTAGAAAATGCAGTTTGGTCTGGATAGACCGATTGTAAAGTCGCGATAAACTCTTGTCTATCAGGACTCATTCTGAAATCTTTACCATTTACTGATACAGATTCCGTCATAGTTGAATAACTCATATAGTCTCCTTTTCTTTGTTATTATTTCTCATCATTTGGATATGGTATCAAAAAGTGATACGCATTGGCAACCGCCTACTCGCATATTCTTAGAATCCTCTCTAAGTCTTTTTCAATTGATATCATACCTTTTACTTTTTTGGAGTATGTTTCCATTTCTCCGTTGTTAACCCAAAATCTGAATGCTTTGCATTCTACCTTTTCTTCGGCACATTGTTTAAATCTTGGACAATTAAACTTGACGCAAGGACTTGGTCCTACATCCATAACTGCATCTGCAAATTTGGAATACGATGCATCGTAATTGTGGTAATATGCCTGGTCTACTTGTAATGGTTCTCTCATTATGCTATCTCCTTGATAAATTCATTTGTTAAAAATCTTGATGTTGTTTTAGACTTTTGGTTTTTCTTAAAGGCACTTGTTAGTTTACCTTTCTTCGCACCGACCAAGTCTTCATTAAGTTCGTCTTCACCAGAAACAACTAAAGTAGTTGAACCAGTGGTGAATAATTTTCCGTACCCTTTGGTTTCCCAAACAGTACCAGTTTTTCTAGTTTGTAACCAAGCAGAATTATCTGAATAATCCATCTGCTGTCCTATAGAATCCATGAGTTGCATGAAGTCTTGTTTTCTGCCACAAACAAAGTAACCAGTTGTTATAACTCCTGTCTCTGATTTCAACCACTCTAAAAGATTGGTAGTTTTTTCAAAGTCACTTCTTCCGTATCTGTCTTCTTCATAGTCATAAACTTTTCCAGAATATGGGTCAACTAGTTTTCTTTTCTTAGTAGTTCTCCAAGAATCTTCATCACCAAGTTGTTCTTCAATTTGTTTGTTTTCTGCTTCATCAGGATAAAGAATGTCTGCTCTATGACTGTAACCATCGGTGACAATCGTTAGAATTGATTTCTCGATTCCGTATGCAGTGTTGAACTCTGGAATTAATTTTCTCATACCAACTAAACATTGGTCAAGAGGAGTACCACCTAAACCATATCCGTTTGGGTGATTGTATCTTGTGTTCCAGTAGTAACCATTTGGGTCAATATACTCAATACCGTCAAACCACTCGTTGAATGCGTTTGCTTTATCTTGAAAATTTCTTTGATGATAACTTCCGACATTATCAGTATAGAATTCATTATAAAGACCACCAAGTATTGTCAATGCATCTAAGTATTCTTTTGATTTCATTTCGTTGGAGAATATTTCTACAAGTCTAATATTACCTTCTTCTCTGTCCCACCCATATCTTGAATTGTGCATGATTTGGTCAGTGAACAAGTATACTCTGAAAGGTATCTCAACTTTCTTACAGAACATTGCAAGAATCAAAGCTTGTTCTAATAAATCCATAACTTCACCAGAAATAGAACCAGACCAATCAAGTAGAACTTGAACACCATGATTCTTTCCGTCTGGAAGATATGTCATTCTTTTGAAAACATCATCAACAATCTGATACTTAGCAAGTCTATTCATATCTAACTTACCAGTTTTACCAGTGAAGGCATGTGCTTGAGCAAGAGCAGCTTGTTTCATTTCAAACTCTTTTGCCATATGCATAACTATTCTTTTGTTTTTATCAACCAGATTCCTAGAAGTTCTCTCTGCCATTTTTTGAGTCTTAGAATTATCAACATCATCAAAATCTGTTCCTAATGCTTCACCTTTTTTGTCTTTACCTTCGAAGAAGTTTTTCCAATCTTGTCTAACTCTCTTATAAGGATAAACAATATCTGTAATCTCTTTTGATTTCATTTTCTCTTTAAGATTAATATGAGTCATAATCACATTACTATCTGAAATGAATTGTTCTTCATTGTTATGTGCATTGTGTTCAGTGATAGACTCTCTAGCACCATCTTTTGAATCGTAATTCTCTGCATCATAACCATGACCACCTTTTGTACCAGTGTCTTTTCTTTCGTCTGACTCTTCTTCTTCACCTTCTTCTTCACCAGAATCTTCAGTGTCGTCTACATCTGGAAGATTGTCTTCGTCTGAATCTTCTTCAGAGTTCTCATAATCATCATCGTATGAATCTGAACCATCTTCGAAGTCTTCATCGTTTTGATTTTCTTCTTCTTCATCTGACTCGTCTTCATCACCTACATCAAACATTTGAGGAACCATTTTTTCATCTTCATCAGTTCTTGTTTCGTTTTCTTTAGACCATTCGTAAATTGCAGTGGCACATTCTTCGACTTCTTCCCAAGTCTGACAAGACATTGCCCAATCTAAAAATTCTTGTTCCTTTTCAGTAAGTTTGATGTTGACTCTCTGACCACATTTAGTAATCAAATTGATTTTATCAATCAGTGAAGTTTCTTGTATGTTTCTTGTATTAACACCGAAGAAATCGATGTCCATTAATTCGTTGTATGCTTTAAAGAATGATTTTCTAAGACCAGGATAAGTCTCTTTAATCATTCTCTCAATTCTGACATCTTCAACAACATTCAAATACCCTTTAAGAGTTTTGTTTTTTGTCACTGCAGAATGAACACCTTCATAAGGTGTATTCAATGCATGTGAAACTTCGTGACCCATAAACAAGTCATAAAGTTCTGGTGAAATGTCTTCTTTAAGAATAGGACAACAAAGTATTCTATTCTTCAAATCGAAGTATGCAGTAGGAACTTTCCTATGCACGATTGTTAAGTTTTCCTTTGCAAGTAATTTTGCAAGGTTGTCTTTTTGTATTAGTAGTTTCTCAGTCATAAGGTAATGGTATCAAAAAGTGCGTGGCAATGTCAACGCTTGAGTTGAATAAATTTTCTCCTTGATTTGGAGAACTGTTTCATAGGTGATTTGAAGATGATTTCTTCTTTAGTTCCTGTCTTAATATAACCAACTAGATGTCCAGCATCATTGACCATATATGTGTGATTGGATATTTCCCAATCTGTAATCTCTTTAAGATATTTCATTATACTATTACCTTTTGTAAATCGTTAACCCAATATCCTGAACAACCGATTGCAGAATTATCACAACCTTGTCCTTCGAAAAACCACTCTATATTAATACCTTTAAATGTTTTATAAGGTAAGATATAAGTCTCGTAAGCAACCTCTTTACATGTATTATATGCTCTTACTAGTATGTCGGTATCATTGACTTCTTTAACATATCCTTCAAATGTCATACCACTAGTTGTGAACTTGATGCCATCATCTAGGCCTACTAAATCTTTTACATCTGTTATTCTCATTATGATTGACTCCTTAATAGTGCAGCTGCATATTCCGTCATGGACATACCCTCGGCACCAGTATATTTTGACATCAGTTTGATGTTTTCTGCGTTCAGTTTTGAACAGATTTCTTGAATAGTCATATTATCTCCTTTCTTCATTATGGAATAAGGATAACAAAAAGCGTACAGCATTGGCAACGCTCAGGTCGGAGAAATATTAGATTAGATTAGAAGTCGAATTGAGACTGACTGATATCGTCTGTTTGAAGGTCGGTAAGTATGTTTTCTGGTTTACCAGTGTACCATTGTGCTATAGTATATCGGCTGTTCCGTCTCACTGGAGACACTCCATGAAGCGTGGAGACACCACGGAAGATAACTGACTGACCTTGTTTAGGGGTATGTTTGAATGATTCCTCATACCATGATTCGGCATACTCTGGAAACCATGTTTCACCACCATTATAGTTAGTATTCAGGTAGGTTATACTAGTCCATTCACGATTTGGGTTGTCTTTTATGTTAAAACTTGCACGATTATTATCTAAATCTTCTTGTAATTCATCGGTTGGGTCGTCAAGTTCATATGTAGAATAGGTATCTACATGTGGATGTTGTTGTCCACCTATTGGCCATTCTGCAATTAATGACATTTCTGGATACATTGGTTTCTGTAAATGACCAACCAACCATGAAATATTATCGTAAGTCATACGATTAAAGAGTTTTCTTACATCATTATTTAAAATGGTGTGTCTTGTTATTGCTTGATAATCGAATGTTGAACCTACAGAACATAGGTCTTCATGATTTTTGAACCAGTCTATCAGAAACCAACACTCATCTTGTGTAAAACTATCTACAAGATAAATCTCAGGCTGATACTGCTTGGTCTCCTTTTGATTCACTTGATTCATTATTTTCTTTTTCCTGTTGTGCTTCTTGTAAAGCACGAGCAAATGCTTGTCTCTGTTCGTATTGTAATCTTTTTTGTGCTTCTTTAGGTCTGGACTTCAATGCTCTCTCTAATTTTAAACGAGACGCTCTTTGTAAGAAGAGTATACCATTTAAGTGGTCTATCTCATGTTGAACACATCTTGAACCTATTCCGTCAAGTGTAGTTATGTGTTCCTTTCCTTCTGCATCTTGGTATTTCATTTCAACAACTTTGCTTCTTTTAATCATTAAGTAAATATCTGGAAATGATAAGCACCCCTCTTTAAGTAGGTCTGTTTCTTGTGATACTTTTGTTAATTCTGGATTGAAGAATGCCTGTGTGCCTTCTTGTGTTCTCATTACGAACATTCTGTATGGAAGACCAACCTGATTTGCAGACAATCCTAACCCACCGAATTTATCCATTGCTTCAGACATATTCTTTTCAATTTCTTTTGGGTCTTCTCGTGGATTTTCAAAATCAAAAATCTCTGGTGGTTGTCTCAATACTTTACTTGCTTCTTCTACTAATTCATACATAATTTACCACGATATCTTGTTGTTGTGTGTTATATCAATTTCAAAACCTAAGAATGCAACAACATCACTCCAGTTTTCTTTCAGTTTTTTCTTAATCTTATTAAAGTATTTTTTAAGGAAGTTGAGTGCCTTTTTCATAACATTCTTCATCCATTTAAACATATCAAATATACCTTCTGTTAGATATTCATCTGAGTTTACATTATTCATTTCTTCTTTGACGACCATGTTTATACCCAAACCAATTGTAGACCAAAAGGAATAATATCCTGATTTACCTTTTGGATTTGAAGGAGTTTTTAAGCCTGCTTTTGTCTTTTGTGAAGTCTTGAACTTTGCATCTGGTTTAACTTGTTGTGAAATTTTAGCAACATAAGAGTCTGATGAACCCTTTATTCTATGCATCTTTGCATTTCCTTTGAAGTCGGTCACCAGAAATGAATCTGCAGTTCCTTCTGAATTACCAAACTTCTGCATACCTGTCATTGCTTCATATGTAAACTCTTGTGCAAATGCAGGATTAGATTTGAATAATGCTCTAAGGTCTTCTTTAAGTGCCTTATGAGCCTCGTCTGCTCTTCTTAAAACCTCTATCTCTACAAACTTTCCTGCATCTTCTAGTTCAGTTTTGTTTCCCTTTATTCCAAGTTTCGTTAAGTCTGTAGTTGGCATAAGACCATCTAATTTCTTTCCTAGGTTTTCTACAAATGTGTCTCTTTCTACTTTCTCAGCAGCGGTATAGAATGTTGCTAGTGCCTCTGAACGACCACCTGACATCAATTGTGCATCACCTGTTTTAACGGATATTCTATCTTTACCAACTGTAATGTCTGTTTTAGGTGTGAGTGTAGAACCTTTTGCTTTTCCACCTTCAAAATATTGATTCCATTTTGCAGTTGCAGGATATGAATTTGCAGGAAACTTTCCTTTTCCTTTTAGACCACAAGTTTTAACAATCTTTTTGCCTACTTCTGGTGCATTTGGAAAGTATTTTGATTCTACTCCTTTACCGTTTGCACCATCAACAATGACCTTCTCCATTTCATAAGCAGCCGAAGTATCGGCTTCATGCAATACTATTTTAGAATCATACTTTGATAAGTTTAATTCGTCTAGTTTTGGTTGTGTATGTTGTTGAAAAGATTTCATATAACTATTTATATTATCCGGCAAGTCTGGAGAAGTTCTTATGTTTTTCGAATCTCAATACAGTTTCGAACTTGTCGTACAATGCATCTCCTTTATGTGATATAATGAAACAGTTTGTTTTCTCTGTAAGAGTTCCTAATAACTTAAAGAAATCATCGGTACCTTGTGAGTCTAAAGAACTATCAAATACCTCATCTAATACGAGTAAGTTAGTGTTCACACTGTTCTTCATTCTAGCAACACTTCTCCATGTGAATAACAATGCAAGGTCAATTCTCATCTTCTCACCTTGTGAAAAGTTATCATACTTGAATTCGTCTCTGAATCTGGACTTAATAGTCTCTTCGAATGCCTCATTCAATTCAAACCCCACATAGAATTCTAATTGTGCAAGATACTTATTAATAAGTTTGTTCATAATAGGAACATACTGTTTAATAATCTTCTGTTTAACACCTTGGTCTCTTAATAACATTGATGCAATATCATAGTAATGTTCTTTCTCAACCATAGATTCTTTTTTAGAGTGTAGTATGTTTAACTTCTCTTCAGTCTCATCTATTTTGTCCTGAACTGAGTCTGTTGCCTGTTGTTCATTCTGCAGTTCTTCAATCTCTTTATTAATCTTTTGAATGTATTTCTGATTAGATGTAATCTCTGCCTGAAGTAAACCAATTTCTTTTTGAACTGTTGTTATTTCGTCTTGGACTCCGTTGATTCTTTGGATTTCGTTATTGAGTTCGGCGACTTGTTCATCCAATGTTGACACTGCCGTCTTAATCTCAGAGATTTTTGTCTGTTTATCCTTAATATGTTTTTTCTTGTGTTCATGGTCTAAACCTTGTTTACATGTTGGGCAATTGTCGTTCTCTTCATAGAATTCAATGTCTTTAAGTGCTTTTCTTCTAGCGTCTTCAAGTTTAGCTTCCATGTCGACAACTTGTTTGAGTCGAGTCTCAGTCGTGTCTTTATCATCGATTGAGGATTTTTTCTCCACCACATTTTCCGTCTTTTCATCTATCTCTCCTAAAAGTTTTGAAATATTTGTTTCTGTTTCATCAACATTGTGTTGAAACTTTCCAAGTTTTTCATTACGATTTTCACGGAGTGCATTCTGTTGTTCATTGAGGCCTGATATTCTCTCTTCTAATAAGTCAACCTCATGTACAGTATCTTTCAATTCAACTTTATGACTTGCAATCTTCTTACGAAGAATCTCCATCATGGTTGAAAAGATTGATATGTCTAGTAAGTCTTCTACCAACTTTCTTCTATGCAAGGCTTTTAATTGCATGAAAGGTGTGAAGTTAGCAGAACCAAGAATTGCAACCTGTGTGAAAGAACGATAACTCATTTTGAGTATGTTCTTTTCTAGGTGTTCTTGATAGTCTTTGACGGTTGCATCTTGATTAATAAAAGTGTCATTAAGATACAGTTCAAATTTGTTTGGTTTGGCACCACGAATAACTTTATAGTTTCTTTTACCAATTGAGAATTCTAACTCAACTAATAAGTCTCTAGCATTTAAAGTGTTTACTAGTAATTCCTTTTTAAGATTTCTGAACCCTTTACCATACAATGCAAAACATAATGCATCTAACAATGTGGATTTACCTGCACCATTCTCACCGAGAATTAGTGTTGTGTCTGTTGCGTCTAACTGTATTTCGGTGAATGTATTACCAGATGATAATAGATTTTTGTATTTAATATTTCTAAATGTTATCATAAGAAGGAGTGTTCATCAAGTGCTTCATTATACAACGATTGCATGATATCGTTAAGGGGTTTTTTCTTTCCTTGTATGTCTAATGAATCAACATACTTTGAAAGTATAGTAAGTGTGTCTTCAACATCTTCTATATCATCATCTTCAAAAAAGTCCATATGCTTATTATCATCAACAACAGAAACATGAAGAGGTGATTCAGCATGAATCTTATCAAGAAATGTATCAAACCAATAGGGATTATCTTTATTGACAACAATAACTTTAGTAAACTTACCTGCATACTGACTGTAATCTGCATTAGCAATAGTCTCAAACGATTCATTTGTATCATCGTAAAAAGCCTTTTCAAATAGTGTTAGTGGATTTAGAATTGGTGATAGTTCTTGTGTATCAGTATCGAATATATGAAAATACTTTGGGTCTCCATAATCTGACCAAGTAAATTGCATCTGACTTCCTAGATATCTGATATTTGCAAACTCTGATTTCTGATGAAAATGACCCGATAAAACCTTTTCGAATCTATTAACATAAGAATGGTCAAATCCATGTTGACATGTCATGCCTGGCATCATCAATGCACCTTCAAATTCAAAGTGACCCATACACCAACTTGCTTCTGCAGTTCTTAAAAAGTCTACAGTGTCGGCATAGTTTTCAGGATTAATCCAAGGTACCATTGCAATATTAAAACCATCGTATTCATTAACACAAGGTTCTGTAATCACATTAATGTTCGCCTCATTGAATAGTAATAGTTGTGGTGCATTAACATCATTTGTTGACTTATAATAAGTGTCATGATTACCTATGATTAAGTCCATAGAAATATCATTCTTTATTAAAGGTTCAATAAAGTGTTCTCTGTTTGCTTTTAGAGTTGCAAAGTTCACATACTTTCTTCTATCGAAGTAATCACCTAAGTGAATAATGTGGTCTATGTTGTGTTCTTTTAGATATGGGAAGAAGATTTCTTCATAGAAACGACCTTGATATTTGGCCATTGCTTCCATATCACCTCGGACACCTGCATGAGTGTCATTCAGTAATGCTATTTTCATTCAGTAAAGTTTTCTAGGTTTTTCTTTTTAACTACAGTCTTTCTTTTAGACTTGCGTGGATTATATTCAACACGATTCATATTCTCTTGCATCCATTCTACATTCGTGTTAGATAAACTTGGGTCATGTTGACCATCAATTGTTTCAAAAGAGTCCATAGTAATACCACTTTCGTTGGTTACCGTCTGTTTGATATAGACTTGTTTCTTCTCTTTTTGAATTCTTCTTAGGAAAGCATAGTAGCATATCTGAGTGATATACGCAAATGCATTACTTGATTTTTCTACATTGAAATTACCGATATACTGAATACAATTTTCAATTGCATCACATATCATTTCATCTCTGTAGGTGTAGTTAATAAAATTAGGACGAGTCGATAATCGAGTCGCAATCTTATAGATACATTCACCAATGTATTCAGACATTTTTGGGAGTTCAGTGTCGTTTGCTTTTGCTTCTTTTATACCTGAGGAATATTCGGCAACAGCAGCAGTAAACTCTTTGTTGTTAACATAGTGTTCTGCCTTTTTGGGGTCTTTTTTCGTAGTCATGTATACATTATACACCTTATCCTTTGTCCTGTAAGGTGGTTTTTATATTTATTTTATTTTAATTTTTATTAAAAAACCACTAGACAAGGAAGGAATCTATGATAAAATAAATATGTTGCCGGTTAGGGAACCTATTAGGAAGGGATAACTTTAACTCTACTCTTCTGAGATGCAACTTCCCCAATACGACTCATTCTTTCTAGTTCACCTACTGATAGGTAAAACATGCATAAACTCATTGCTGTGTATAGTATATAGTGTTTCATACGAACTGGTTTATTAACCAAAAGGATAACAACATAAAACCGAAAACGAGGACTTGCACGACTGACATCACTGCAATCTGTTTCATTGGGTGAACTTCTTCTATCTTATCTAAAACGGATACATCGGGAGAAAGATTTACGATTTGTAGTATTTTCTTTTCAGTATCGGGTTTTGTAAACCAAGGGACGAACATTATGATATTCCTGTAATCGAGACAACGGAAACCATGAAGATAGCCACAAGTGTGGTTATCTCCAAAGTATCTCTAAGTTTGTGGTTCATTAAAACATTCTCATCGATGATGCATAGAACATTATAATAAATGGTAATAAGAACGGAAGAGTCATCAGCACTAGAAATTCGATAGTTTCAATCACTTTTCGTTTTTGAGGACGAATGATATGATTGACTTCTCTAGCTTTTCGCACCATGCTCTTCGCAAAAAAAGCTGCTGTGGTCATGGTTTTCCTAAAAGTTAAGTTATAAAAATATTGTATAATGGTATATAGGCCAGTATTATACGCACTTATTTAGTAAGAATAAAATCCTAATGTAGTTTCTTTTTATCTACAGGTGGTATTGCTTCTTCAAATTCTAAGTCTTCATACTCAATAAATGATTCGTCTGAAACCTCATTAATAAGATTCTGTAAAATCTTGTCTATATATTTTCTTTTTGTTGTACCATTGATTAATGGTATTGAATTATTCTCCAACATATCTAACCATTGTGAAGATGCTTCATCGTAAAATGGAATGTATTGTTGATTCATTGAATTTCTATGTAGAATATGGTCTATAGGAACTACAACTGTTGTATCTGATGTTAATGGTGCGTATGGATAAAATGTTGCAAGTGTCTCTACAGGTGTTTGTCCTGATGATAGTTTGCAAACCATTGGTAAGGTGACTTCAATACCATTCGAGGTATCTCTTGTCATGCCAACTACTTCAAGTCCGTTTCTTAATTTTAGGACTTCGTATTGTTGTGGTGTTAAGTCTGAAGGTCTAGTCACTTTTTAAATCAAATTGTTGTATTATGTAAGGAAAACTTTCCTCGTTATAGATATTTATCCTTTCCTTTAAGTGATTCAAGGTGTGATTTTCACACTGCAAGTCATCTGATATATCAAATAACCTCATACTATCTTTGCCTTCTGTCTTACGAAGACCTCTACCAATTGATTGTAGATTTCGTATTCTCGATTTAGAAGGACTTGCAAATACAACATTGTCGATTTTTTTAATATTAACACCTGTAGAAAATGTTCCGTATGATGCTAGTATGACATTGTTTTTCTTTTTAGAGTTCTCAACAATCTCTCTGACTGCCTCTCTATCTTCTGTATCAGTTGCACCGTGAACATAATGTAATGTGCCTTTCATTCTACTGACCATAGGATTGAATAACTCCCATAGTGGTTGACCATGTTTCTCTATGTATTGAAACAATACAAGAGTATTTCCTTTAAGTGAACCTACTAGATTAGTTATGAATTGATTTCTTCCTTTATGAGATACCAGATAGTCCATCTCATCTTGGTATGACATTTTTTTCTGTTTAGTATGACGAAGTATGATACATTGTATATCAATCTTTGCAATCGTACCTTCTTCTATTAGTTGTGCAGACGAGATAACTTTTTTAACAGGACCAAAAAGACCCTCTAATTGCAATCTATGAACTTCTGTACCATCTAATGTACCTGTTGTACCTATTCTTACTGCTGTGGTCTTCATCTTCTCTAAGATACCTTTAAGAGTTTGTGCTTTAAATAAATGTGCCTCGTCACCAACGACAACATCAAAAGACTCTAACACCTCCTTAGGAGCTTTTGCGAATGATTGCCATGTAGTGACGGTTATAGGGGCATCAAATACTTCTTGACCATGATATATCTTACAGACTTTATCTTTATAACCATAATCTATAAAGTCCTTTGTCATTTGTTCAACAAGTGATGTGGTTGGTACAATGATAATTGTTTTCTTATCATAGTATCTTGCTAACATGTATATGATTAGAGATTTACCAGATGCGGTTGGAGACAATAATAGTTGTCTTCCATACTGAATACTGGATTTCAATGCCTCTAATTGATATCCACGAGGTTGGAATGGTAAGTCAAGCCCCTTGACAAACTCATCTAATTCAGGTTTTCTTTCTTTTATACCTAAAACTTCTTCAACACCTTCAAATTCGAATCCTCTTTCTTTACAGAACTCATCAATGTAAGGTAATAAACCAATGTAAATCTTATTTGTTTTTATAGAGAACAGTCTTACCTTTCCATCCCAAAATTTATTTCGGTATGAAGGCATGAACTTTGCATTTGGAACTGTAAAAGAAAAGAAATCAAATAAGTCTCTTGCAAGTCCATCATCACAATGGACTTTTAAAAAGACCTCATCAATCTTTGATACTTTGACTAGGTTAGACATATTGATTGCCCACACACCAACCGACAAAAGATTTTCTCGTGCCTCTTGTCACAGGAGTGACTTGATGATGTACAAACGAAGGAAAGAAGAAGATTGAACCTCTATCTTTAACTGAATATGGTAAAGTTTTTATACCATTGGTCATATCTATAGTTGCGTTATCGTGCATCATGTCAAAACATCTTTGAGGTTCTAACCATTGAAAATAACCACCTTCATAGTCTTCTGGACTAGATAATTGTAATGTGAAACTTAGTTTTCTTAACTGACCTCTTTCATCTAATTGATGACCTGCATCTGTATGCCAAGTGTAGAAATCACCTTTGTTCTTTTGAGTTATTTCAGGTGCGTTATAAGTTGTGAATTGATACTGTTGTCTATAGTCTATATGATAACCCCAACCGGTGTCCTTTAATGCCATGTTCATAGCATCATCAATCTTCCTTTCAATTTCAGTTGGTAATTGTTCTGGACCTATCCAATTTATTAAAGAACTTCGTATATCATCGGTAACATGTCCATCTTTATTCTTTTCATCTGGAAAACCTACAGCACCCTCTTTAGTTGGTATTGTACCTGCAATTCGAATTATCGTATCACACTCTTCTTCTGTAAAGAATTCTGGTAATCCATAAAGATAGTTCTCGTATAACATTATTGTCCTGCCATAAATTTTCTCCAATCGATTGTGTTCTTAATCGTTTGGTGTCTCCAAGTAATGTTTTGCATACATTCTTTGAGAAAGTCCATTTGTATTTTTAATAGTTCTTCTTGTGCTTTAAGTTTAGTTAAGTCTTCATCTGAATTAAAGAAGTAGTGCATATCTGCTTTCATTACTTTCATGCCGTCAAATGGGTCATCTTGCCAACCGTATTTATCAATAGTTTCTTTATCAAGTTTACCATTGAACCACAACCACTTATCTTTAATAAGAAGATTGTATTGGAATTGTTTTTGTTTGAGTTTAACCAGAGTATCAGAAAGTAATTCTGAATACTTAGCATGTAGTTTAGGAACATCAAGACTTGATTTGTCGAGTTCAATATCATCGACAACACAGTCTTCTTTCCACATCAATTTAATTTCATCTAAAGTCATATACGACCATTATATCATAATATACTAGTATTTATAAGGGGTTTTAAGAAGTCGTTTGAATGTCATAGTAAGAGAATATAAACTCTACTTGACATGTCACAGGGTCATTCTCTGCACCAGATATCAGTTCTAGTTCTCCTAATGATGTAGGAAAACAGTCATGAAATCTAAAGAACTTATTTGGTATGTTCTTATTTGTATTTGTCACCAATGTGATATCAGAATACTGATTCAAATCATTATCAACACCACTTGTTAAACCAGTTTTAGTTTTTGTGGTTTGTGTGTAGTTTGCAAAATCTGATGGGTCTTGAATGGGTATTATTGCATTCATCCAATCATAAACTTCTTTGAAGTTTTCTAAATCCTCATCTACTAAGAACTTAACATTTAGTTTACCAAACTCTATTTTATCACCTGGAAAAAATGCATCTAGTCCAACACCAGCACCTTGTCTAAGTTCAGTGAATGAAAGACCAGGTATATTAACAGATTGAACATAGTATTCAACTGTTGGTATTTTGTCTATTAGTAATCTAAAGTTATTCTTATTTAGAATTGATTTATTGATTGTTGTCAAGTTTTAATACTCTCTTATTTGTTGAGGTGTCAAAGTAATCAGTACCTCTGTACTCTCTTGTGACTGTTTCTTCACATAAGTAACCATCTTTCTTATAAAGTGTAGTCATTGTTCTATGAATAACACCTTCTGTGGTTTCTTCACCTTTAGGAAATGCTTTAGATGACCAAGGACCTTCAAAGACATTAACCTGTTTTTCATATTGTTTCATTATATTCTCCATTACATATACTATTTATATTTAGGCGTTGCCATAGCGGTCACTTTTTTACTATAATGGACACATGATAAAGAAACAAACAATAATTTTCGATGTAGACGGAACGATTGCAGATGTAGAACATAGGAGACATTTTGTGTCTCAAAAACCTGCAGACTGGAAATCATTCAGAGAACAGACTAAGTTTGATACTCCTGTAGAATGGGTATGTGATATTGCAAAAAGGTTCATTGCACAAGGTGACAATGTCGCCTTCTTCAGTGCAAGAAACGAATCAGAAAGAAGTATCACTGAGAAACAGATTTCAGAGTGGATTGGAGAAGGACATCAAGGTCTTTTTCTTAGACCTGACGGTGACTTCAGAAGAGACGATGAGTTTAAATCTGACCTTGCAGATAAGTTTGAAGAAGTTGGTGGTAAAATCGACATTGTTTTTGACGATAGAAATCAAGTTGTCGAAATGTGGAGGCAGAGAGGAACTACTGTAGTTCAAGTTGCTGACGGAGATTTCTGATACTGCATCGTGCCACTGCAAAGCCAAAAAAAAGGGACTCAATTGAGTCCCTTTTAGTATCGATAAATCGATTATACAGATTATAGAATGTTTGAAACAGCCATCTTTCTGTAGTATTGGTTTGTTCCTGCTGAAGCAAGTCCGTCTGCTGGTGTAGCACCGACAAAAGGATTAGATACCATTCCGTATCTTGTTTTGAAACCAATCTTAGGTTGGAAAGTATTCTCACCAACTGCACGAACCATTTGTAATGGAACATACGGACAGTAGAATAAACCAGCATCGTAAGGGTTAGACCCTCTATAACCAACAGTCATGTAGTCAACACCAGCATATGGGTCGATATAGACTTTAACTTTTCCGTTAAGAACACCAGCAAAAGTATTGCCTGTGTCATCAACATTCAAAGAAGTTGATAGAGCAGGAGTATAATCTAATACTCCAGCCATTGATAATGCAGAAGCAACATCTGAAGAACATAAGATAAAGTTACCTTTTCCTCTTCTAGTTTCTTTTGCAATAACATTAGCTTCTCTTTCGATTTGGAAAATCAAACCTTTGAATTTCTCAACTGACCATCTTCCGTTAGCATCAACATCTAAGTTGAAAGTACCAGCAACAGCTGTTGAAGCCGCACCAGTTTTTGCTTGAATGTTAACATTTCTGATAACTTCACGGTTGATTTCAGC